GCCTCGTCTACGGTGACGGCTTACGACTCGTCGCCGGTGACGGAGTACGGCTCGTCTACGGTGAGGGCTTCCGACTCGTCTACGGTGAGGGCTTACGGCTCGTCTACGGTGAGGGCTTCCGACTCGTCTACGGTGAGGGCTTCCGGCTCGTCTACGGTGACGGCTTACGACTCGTCTACGGTGACGGCTTCCGACTCGTCTACGGTGACGGCTTACGGCTCGTCTACGGTGAGGGCTTACGGCTCGTCTACGGTGACGGCTTCCCCATACGTCGCAGTCCACCTCCACTCGTCGCGGGCGACAGCCGACGGGGGCGTGGTGATCAACGTGGCAGCGATCGATCGAACCGATCCGAAGGGGTGGCGCAAATATCACGGCGTCGAAACGGTGGGCGCGGGGAAGGCTCGTGAGTTTATCGTCTACAAAGCTGTTGACAAGGATTTGAAGTCTGGTCGCGGGTTCGCGTATCCGGTCGGTGAGACTGTGACGGACCCGAATTGGGCACCTGGTGATTTCTGCGGGTCTGGTCTGCATTTCTCACCAACCCCCGTTCACGCCCAGTACTACTTCGATGCGGCTACCCGGTTTTTGAAGGTGGCGGTGAAGGTGTCGGAACTGTCGATAATTGACGGGAATACGCAGGGTGCGCCGAAGTTGAAGGCGAAGTCGGCGCGGGTTCTCGCGGAGGTTGATATCAACGGGAACGAGCTGTGACCATGATCCCCACCGATATCTGGCACACCCAGATGGCTGAGTGGCGCATCCAGATCGTCACGCAACTTGAGTCGAGATATGAGGGCTGTGATGTCCACTGACACGTTGGTCGAAGTGGTGGTGGACGTGGACTTGTCGTTGGAGCCGCCTTGTGAGGGGTACAGGCATCCGACCGGTGAGGTTGGGCATGACGGTGGCCCCGCAAAGTTTCTGCTGCGCGCGCGACGGCCGTGATGTCGTCCTGGTCGAACTGTAGGAGTGGTCATGTTCGCTGACACGGATGTTGACGAGTTGGTGTTGTCCGAGTTGGACGAACCGTGGCGGTGTGCGTCGGCGTGGCATGACCACGGTGAAGCTGCGGGCGTCCCGCATCGCGGTGATGCCCGCTACTACCAGTTTGGTCCTTGCCGTCACACGACCGGGTTCAGGTGTGCACCGTCTGCTGAGGCGGCGATGACTGAGCATTCGGCTGTGACGTGTTCCCAGTGTCGGTCTGTTTGGCCGGCGACCCTGAATTTCATTGAGTTGTAGAGGGAGTTCTGATGCGTCAGTTGGAGTGGGTGGCGTCGAACATTGATGCCCAGTCGGAAGTGGAACAAGCGGCGTATGAGGTGAATAAGCGGAAGGTGGCTGAGCTGGTTGGGTTGCGTGTTGGTGACCCCGAGGCGCGGTTGCTGATTCTGCGGAAACTGGGGCTGGTCTGATGTCTGATTGTGCTCGTTTGTTTCCGGTGCGTGTCAACGGCGGCTGGGTTTGGTATGCGTGCCCACTCACCACAGGGCATGACGGTGACTGTCATGCACAGTAGCGGCCAGGTTGCTGACGAGTTCGTGGCCCCCTGGGATTGCGAACGCTGCGGAATCATCGACCGTCAAGACATTTGGCGCGACCCGGAAATGAACCCCGACCACGGTTTCACGTGCAAGTCATGCGGCCAGGTCAACAGGTTCGAAATGGATACGACCGACCCGGACAAGGACCGTGATTGCGATGACTGACGACATTGTGGACCACATTTTCAATCAGGTGCGGTCGGAAATGACCGCCCGTTACCGCACCCCACACAACGACACGAGCCGTAAACAAGCTCTCTGTGATGCTGCCGAAGCAGTTGATTCAGTGACCGTTGAGGTGTGGGTTGGCGGGCAGGTTTATAAACGCCGCCCGGCCGGTCACCGCCTGTATTTGCAAGCAATTGAAAGACTTTTGGAGGACTCATGAGCAAGAAGAGGGATCACATCTTCGACAATGCTGACATCGCTCGCTCTGTGATTCTCGGTCACGAGGTCGCGGCACTGTGTGGCCTGAAGGCAGTTCTCACGCGGGAGCGGTTGGAAGAGCGCAACTACTACACCGTGTGCAAACGCTGCATGGCGGCGGCCGCAAAGGCGACAGGCGATGACGCAGCCATGCGGCTCTACGGCAAGGGCGGCTGGCTTGAAACCGTCGAACGTGCGTGGAAGACCCTCTACGAGAATTCGCACCACCAAACGGTGTCGTCATCGTGGATGACGGACGCCACGGGCGCCATCTACACGTACAAGGTTAGGCCCTGGGACACGATATGAGTACAACGCATGGGCGGCATTACAGTCGCTCGCAACGATGGAATCTGGTCGCGGTCGCCTTATGGGTGGCCGCGATTGTTCTTATCACCACAGCCGCATGGTCGGGTAACGGGTGGGCTGGGGCTACTGGGTTGCTGTTTGTTATCGGCGGTTGTGTGGCCGCACACCGATCGGATGAGTCATGACCCGCAACCGTGCGTCTGCGAAGAAAGCCGGCGCATCGTTCGAACAGCTGGCGGCCGCCTTCTTGCAAGACCGCCTTGATGACGACCGTATCGAACGGCGTGTCATGGGGGGTGTCAATGACAAGGGCGACATAAGCGGTGTCCGGTTCATGGGGCACCGCGTCGTAATCGAATGCAAGAACGTCGCCCAGATGTCTCTCGGAGCGTGGGTCGAAGAGGCGCGCGTTGAGGCAGGCAACGACGGCGCGCTGCTTGGTGTCGTTGTCCACAAGAGGCGCGGCAAAGGTACTGCCGCACACCAATTCGTGACCCTCACCTTAGAGGACTTCACGACCTTACTCATGGGAGGAGTCACCGATGACTAGATCACGTAAGCCTCCGTGGCTGATCCGCAAACGCGACGGAATCTGGACGGTCACAGGCCCACACAACCGCGAACTACTCGCCTACACGTGGGGAGAAGCACTCCTGTTCGCACTCGCGGCAGGACATCCCGAATGGCAGGAACCAACCGCATGAAGATCCCAATTGCCTGGGTAGAAGTTCTCCCTGGGGACACCGTAACCGTGCGCGGTCGACGGCAGCCGCAGACCATCGAATCGTTCTTCCCGCAAGTCGCATTCGATCAGGACAACCGCCCCCACCGCGAGACGGCCGTCTGGCTGCGCACCCCCAAAGGTCGCCGTTCGTGGGCGTGGGTTTCAGAGATCAAGGAACGGATCGAAAGATGAATGTTCCGGATGAGTTCACGGTTGCTGATGCGCTCGCATATGACCAGCACCAACTCAAAAACGCCGAATACGTGGCCGCGCTGATCGCACGAGTAGACGACGAATGACGCGCGCAATGGGATCTCATCAGTCATCTCGCGCGAAAACAACGACATGGCTGACACCGCCCCACATCACGGAAGCGCTTGGTCCGTTCGATCTAGACCCGTGCGCGGCCCCATCGCCGCGACCCTGGCCGACAGCCACCCGCCACATTGAACTTCCCGAGGACGGTTTAGCCGCCGTCTGGTCGGGGCGCGTGTGGTTGAACCCGCCCTACTCATTCGCCGCATGGAAATGGTTGGCGAAGCTCGCAGGGCACGGGAAGGGTACGGCACTGATTTTCGCTCGCACCGAAACGGTCGGGTTCGTGTCCGAGGTGTGGGGCAAAGCGGATGCGGTCCTGTTCCTCCACGGACGGCTCTACTTCCATAAGCCAGACGGCTCGCGTGCTGCGGCCAACTCTGGTGCCCCCTCCTGCCTGGTTGCATACGGTGCTGCAGATGCCGATCGATTGAAGACCACAACACTCGCCGGCACCTACGTGCCATTGGAGAGGTAGCGACCCGATGACTGACACGCTGACCGGTATCATCCCGGATCTTGACGAAGTGGCTTACCACACGCGCCCCGAACTCAGTTCGACCGGGGCGCGTCTCATTTTGGACAGCCCGGCACGATTCCATCACCGGCAAACACATCCGGAACCGTACAAGAAACAGTTCGATGTTGGTTCTGCTGTGCATGCGAAAGTGCTCGGTATTGGTGCGCCCATTTCCGTGATCCCCGCGGATGTGCTCGCGTCGAACGGGGCAGCATCCACGGCCGCAGCGAAAGCGTTTATAGCGGATGCGCGCGCGGTCGGGAGTATCCCGGTGAAGCAGGGAGAGGCGGACGAGATCAACGGCATGGTCGAAGCGGTCCTGTCTCACCCGGTAGCGCGGACGTTGTTTGAGCAGCCCGGTACTGCGGAGGCGTCAGTGTTCGCAACAGACCCCGCCACGGGGGTAGGGATGCGGGCAAGGTTCGACTACCTCCCCGACCTGAATGTCGCTGACCCGTGGACTGTTGACCTGAAAACAACAGCCCTATCAGCGTCCCCGGATGGGTTTTCGAAAACCGTTTCAGACCACAGGTACGACATTCAACAGGAGTGGTACCTGCAAACGTACGCACTCGCAACAGGGGACTTCATGGCACGTATGAAGTTCGTTGTTGTTGAGAAGAACGCACCGTACCTGGTCGGTGTGTATCCGCTCGCAACTGAGTACGCCGAAATGGCGCGGATGAGAGTCGCGCAAGCGCTGCACATTTATGCGGCGTGTATGGCCGCCGGCGATGGTGGTAAATGGCCAGGTTACCCAACGAACCCAGACCCGATCCAGCCACCCACGTGGCTGATGTTCTCCGAAGGAATGATCGAATGAACCTCACAGACAGCATCGCACCACGCTCTGACCAGCTCAACGCGGACGACCTCATGGCAGGCCCCCGCACCGTCACGGTAACCGAAGTAACAAAAGGGTCAGCTGAGCAACCCGTGAACGTGGTCACGGAGGAGTTCGGACCAGCACGCCCATACAAACCGTCCAAATCGATGCGGCGGGTGATCGTGTCCGCTTGGGGTCTCGATAGTGACACGTATGTGGGCCAGCAGATGACGTTGTTCCGGAACCCGAAAATCAGGTTCGGGAAAGACGAGGTAGGCGGTATCCAAATCTCCCACCTCTCCGGCATCGAAGAAAACCTCACCGTCCCCCTCACTGTCACTCGCGGGAAACGTGCACCGTTCGTCGTCGCACCACTTGTCCCACGCGACTGGTCAGCAGAGATCGCAGCCGCCGGAGTTGACGTTCAGAAGCTCGCCGCACTCGGCAAATCCGCGAGCACCGACGGCGCATCAGCAACCGTCCTGGAATCAATTCGTCAAGCATATCTCGCAGCTAGAGACGGAAGGGAGCCCACCTCATGAGTACCCCGTATGACGTGAAACCGGTTCCGGAGCGTTTGGATTGGCGTGCGGCAGCGAATTGTGCGACCGCGGACCCGGAAATTTTCACCCCTGATAAGGGTGGTTCGAAGGGCACGTGTCCGCGTGGACTGGTCAAGATGTTCCCGAGCTGGTCCCGCAGCACCGTCAGGGTGGCATGGGTGGCCGTCGAGGTAAGCACCGGTTGTCGAATGTTGTGTGGCTGGAGTCGGTCATTAACGGGCTGATCGAGTCGGACTCGGAATGGCAAGCCGAGGCGAAACGGCGCGGCATATCGATCTCGTTACACGCAGACCCGCTACTTGTCCCGGTTGAACATTTTGTCCACGGTCTAGTGCTTCTACACGACAATCTGAACAACGGCGGGTACGAGCAATTCATACCTGCCGAAGCTGCCGAATGGCGCATTTTGCAACGAACGCTAGGAGGTGATGTGGGTGGCTAAGGACAGTCGGTTGTACGCGGAAATTTCAATCGAGATTGACGAACACCCGAAGATCATCGGCCTATCCGATGCTGCGTTCCGCGCGTTCTTCGAAGCGTTGTTCTACTCCCGACGCATGACAAATGACGGGGTGATCGACGAACGGGTTGTGTTGAAACGGTGGGGTCAGAAGGTAGCGGACGAACTGTCTAACAACGACCCCGATTTGCCCTCTTGGGTGCGCGTTGACCGTGGTTGGGAGATCCACGACTTCCTGGAACACAACCCCTCGCGCGCTGAAATCGAAGAGAAAAGGGCTGATCTGCGCATAAAACGGTCCGAGGCGGGTAGCAAGGGTGCGGCAAACCGATGGCATCCCGATGGCAAAACGATAGCAAACGATGGCAAAGAGAAGAGAAGAGAAGATAACTCTTCTTCTACGAAGAAGAGAGGCGCACGCAAACCAGAAACCTCTCTCCCCGACGACTGGGAACCGAAACCATCCCATGTTGCATACGCCACAACACGTGGTGTGAACGGCCCGCATGAGGAGGCACAGTTTCGTGCGCATGCGGCTGCGAACGATCGGCGTCAACGGGATTGGGATGCTGCGTTTCGGATGTGGTTGGGGAACGCGAAGGTTCCTGTTGTGGGTCGTCGGTCGAAGGAGGATCAGTTGGTGGATGTGTTGGAGCAGGGTCGCATGTTGATGGAACAGGACACAAGAAAGGCACTCGAATGAGCGACTCCCTGCGACTTCGCCCCATTAGCTTGCGGGCCGCGAACGAGTATGTGCGTAACGTTCACCGGCATCACGACCCGGTTACTGGTCACAAGTTCAGCGTGTCTGTTGTTGACGAGGACGGCACCATTCATGGCGTGGGGATCGCTGGCCGACCGAAGGCGCGAACGCTTGACGCCCAGGGCTACCTCGAGGTTGTGAGGGTAGCCACGGACGGGACACGGAACGCCTGCTCGATGCTCTACGGGGCGTTGCGCCGAGCTGGTGTGGCGCTCGGTTACGAACCGTCGAAGATCATCACCTACACCCTCGCATCTGAGGATGGCGGGTCACTGCGTGCAAGTGGATGGTTCGAGGCCGGGCACACGGCAGGTGGCACGTGGGACCGCGACAATCGCCCGCGCATTGACCATCACCCGACCGAACCGAAGACCAGATGGGTGGCAGGACATGAATGACTACACGCCAACGACCGAGAAGGTCCGTCACGACTACCCGCGCGACTACACCAAGTCCATTCAAGCCGAGTTCGCGGAATTTGACCGTTGGTTGGCGAAGGTGAAAGCCGAAGCCTGGGCCGAAGGATGGCGAGTCGGCCGAAACGGGCTTGGCGTGAACCCGTACAGGAGCATCTGATGAACATTCAGGAGACTGCTGCTGTCCTGGCAAAAATCAAGATCGGTGACAACCGGGAAGTCGACTCCAAAGGGTTAGTCCTCCGCGAATGGCATGAAGCGATCGGTGACCTCGACTACGCAGACGCAATCGAAGCCGTCGCAATGCACCGCCGCGAATCGCAAGCGTACCTACTGCCAGCGCATGTACGCGCGAACGTGCAACTGATCCGCACACGCCGCGCACGGTCGGCCCGGTACCAGAACATGGGGCAGATCACACCAACCCCGGGTGTGGGTTTGGACCGGGCTGAGTTCGACCGGCTCACCAACATTGCCATCGCCGAAGCCCGCGCTAAACGGAGGCACGCACATGAAATCCAGTTCAAGTGACGGGTGGGACACCTTCTTGGCCTCCCTGGACCCGACCCGTCTGGAACACGAACGGTTCGGGACGCCCGGTCCGGGTGAACGTCCCGGGTCTGCCGGTTGGCGGGAAATGTTGACGGAGCATGCGGCACAGCATGCGTTCTTTTACCTGCGTCGTAAACGTGCGACGGAACACGAAATCGAAATTATGGCTGCTGAGTCCATCGAATGGGAGCAGCGCAACGAAACCCTGAAAGCGAGTTAGGCAATGGCGGGCGAAACAGTTATCACGGTGGTTGGCAATCTGACCTCTGATCCGGAGTTGCGGTATACGCAGGCTGGGCTTGCGGTGGCGAATTTCACGATCGCGTCGACACCGAGACATTTCGATAGGCAGGCGAACGAGTGGGTGGACGACGAAGCGTTGTTCCTCCGAGCTTCGGTGTGGAAAGAGTTTGGCGAGCACGTCGCCGGTTCGCTGACGAAGGGCTCCCGGGTCATCGCCCAGGGTCGCCTCAAGCAGCGCTCCTACGAGACGAAGGAAGGCGAGAAGCGCACGAGTTTTGAGCTTGAGGTGGATGCGATCGGCCCGGACCTGCGTTATGTGACCGCCTCGGTCACACGTGCTGCCTCATCGAACCAGTCGCAGAGCACTCCGACTGTGGTCGAGCAGCAGTGGTCGCCTGCTGACGACGAGTCGCCGTTCTAGCCATGAACGCCAGTGTCGAATTTTGGGCGTGTAGGGCGGCGGACATGATTGGTATCCGTCGCCCTACTGCTGGTTTTCGGGAGTGGTTTTGTTTGCATCAGGATCAGGCTCGGGCGTGTATGACTGATGTCGAGTATGAGCTGATGTGTGACCAGATTGGAGTTGAACCCTGATGGCTTCTGATGATGATGTGTTGCAGTTGGCGATGTACACGGCTGCACGGGATGCGAAACGGTGGGGTGCCGAGTTTCAGCCTGGCGTGTTCCGGCCGACGTGGGATGAGCGTGGCCTGTTGGGTCAGGAGGCGTATATCGAGGATGCGCGTATCCAGTTCGAAGCGGTTGAAATGATCCAACGGATTAGGAGCCCCCGATGAGTGACCTGACTTTTCTGGACATGGTTGACCAGCTGACGAAGGTTCACCCAGTCACGGTGTCTACCGATTCTGGTAAACAGATCGTTTCCGAAGACGGCCTCTTGCAACAATTGCGAGGGGCCGTTCTAGGTGGCATGGAAGGCGGCTCGGGTTCAGCATTCGGGTCAAAGTTGCCGCTCGCATCCAACGCATTCGACTTGCTCGACAAGATCGATAGGCAAGCAGCGGAAGCGTTGTCGCTCGTTGATGCGAGACCGACGCCGTTTGGTCACGCGGAGGATTACGTTCAATCGTGGGCGGCCCGCGTGGAGGAGGGGCAACGTGTCACCGTGTCGTTGAAGGCGACGAACATTCATGGTGACGTGTTCCGGGAACTACGCGAATACACGGCCAAGTCTTTGGTGTACTCGTGGTACATGGCGGTGCGTTCGTTTTTCAACCCTCCACGGCCCCGGGAGATAGTCGCCCCGTGTCCGGGTTGTGGCGTCCAGTATGCGCAACGTGATGTGGATGGTGAAACCCTGGACGTGCCGGTGATGTGGTTTCGCCGAGACCCTGATACGGGTGAAATCGTTGACGCGCACTGTGATGCGTGCGACCTGATCTGGACCAAGGACCAGTGGATATGGTTGGCGAAAGCGATCGGTGCGATGAACCTTGACGAGACGATCGAAGACGCTCTCGCGAAACTGACCTAGTTACACGCTTGTAATTCGGTTGAATATCGCTTAAAATTGGGATTGCTCGGGATTAGTGCGTCTAATCACCGGGCTTTACTTTTGCCCTCAGGCCCCCTCACTTTCACCGTTGAGGGGGCCTGTCGTGCTGAAAGGGTGAAAAGTGGCTACACCGTTGCTCGAAAACCCAGACTTCGTAACCGACCTCAAAGACGAGACCATTTCCGGCGGCGAAATCGGCCGCAAATGGAACATCGCAAAATCGGCCGTCAACAAATGGCGTTCACGTATCCGCAAAGGTGTTGAACTTCCCACAGCCGCAAGCGGTTCGTCGGGCGAATCCGAAACCCACAACGCTGACGGTTCCGCCAACTATGTGCGGTTCAGTGAAAGACCGTGGGGATACGACGACCACCGCACGTTCATCCGCTCGACCGGTCAAAACCCAGACGAAGTAACTTTCACGTGGGGTTGGACCTCGAACCCGTCAGGCGGGTTCTGGAACAAACTCAACAATGTTCGCCCAATAGCCGCGGCGGCATCTGAGGAACGCGTTGACCTGCCCGCCTTGTATGCGGCAGCCCGGGTTAGACCTCGCGCGAAGGTGACGACGAAACCGGCTGACCGCGCCACGATCGTTGTGCTCGCTGACCCGCAGATCGGCAAAACCGGTCGGCGGGGTGGCACACCTGAGCTGTTGGACCGTATGGCCGAGAAACGGGAACGCCTGGCCGACTGTTTGAAAACACGGAAACCGCAACGCACCATGCTTGCCGATGGTGGTGACGGGTTCGAGAACTTCAACTCGGGCGGTAACCCCATGTTCACCAACGATTTGTCGTTGGCTGATCAGATGGACGTGTACGGGACCGAAATTTATTCGTTCCTGAACGTGATGCAACCGTACGGACCGGTCGATGTGGCTGCGGTGTTGTCGAATCACACTGCTTGGCGGAACGGGAAACAAAACCTGGGTCGCCCGAAAGACGACCTTGGGTTGTTCGTCCACCGTCAAGTCCGGAAAGTTGCTGACGCCGCCCGGTTGGGTGCGACATGGCATTTGCCCGACGACTACGACGAATCAGTCGCAGTCGATGTCCTCGGCACCAGCATCGGCCTTGTCCACGGCAACCAGTTCGGTCCCGGGCAGGCGATCAGTTGGTGGGAGAAGCAAACGTTCGGTGCCGGTGCTGTCACTCGCGCAGATGTGCTTATAACCGCCCACTATCACACTTTTGGTGCCGGGGTTGCTGGTCGTAACCCGCTCACCGGTCGGCAACGGTACTGGTTGGGTGCACCCACATTGGATAACGGGTCTGACTGGTTCAGACAGACGGCGGGCCGGGATTCTGATCCTGGTCTTCTCATTTTCGACGTGACGTCTGACGGGTTCGACCTGTCATCCCTCACGATCCTCTAGTTTCCCGCGCGAGTTTGTCGGTTCCTCGCCGGGTCAGATTAGGCCGACTAGATCAGTTTCATGCAGTGGTCTGACGGGTGAGTTCCCGAACAAAACTGCCGCCCTGCCTGGGTGGGCTGTGAGAGCAGCCCACCCCAGTGCACCCAAATACTTCCAGCAGTTCCACCCGCAGACAAAGCAATCGTGGGCCGGTTTCATCGAGCCTCTGAAAAAGTGCGGACGAGTTGCAACTACTGGATCACTTATATACGCGTTGTATAAGCGTTTTGACCTCAGGCCTTCTGACCTGATCACCCGTGCATCAGGTTTGGAAGCCTCATGGATAAGTTCATCAAGCATCGTGCTTTGCGGCCTTTTGGGTGGCTTCTGGTTGATGTGGTGTATGTGGTGCGTCGGCTGGTTTCGGGTCGCGCAGACAAATGGGAGCGAACATGAGCAAGCTAAGCGACGAAGATGTTGAGCGTATTGCTGCAGCCATTGTGCGTCTACAGAACGCCTCAACACCCAAGGTGCCGTACGTGCTTCCCGCGCCAACTTGGATCGCACCGTACCCGACGCAGGTCTATCGGCCGTATCCGATTCCTTACGTTACGTGTTAGTTGTCGGGTCATTGCGGTGATTCCGGAAGTGGGTGCAGGTGTCGCACTGGTCGCGGCCTGACATTCGCGCATAACTTCGTGGCCGGAGCGTCAACTCCGTGGTCTAACCATGTCGGTAACAGCCCGTACCTAGGCCGACAACCCGTGCGTGAGTGATGCCATTGACGTGGCGGCTCTGTAAGTCGTGGGCTTTCTCTCCCGTGCAGTGAGGTGTGGCTGAGAGGAAAGGCACAACGCGTTGTCGCGTTGTTACGCAGGTTCGAGTCCTGCCGCCTCCTGCATGGGTCAATACTCCCGGCTAACGCCTCGGCGTTCATGTCGGTTGAATAGCGGCGTCGATTGCCGCGAATGATCCCTGGACTCAGGCCGTGGGGTCAACTGAAAACTGAACAGCGCGGGGTGGGGCAGTCTTCCGGACGGTAGCACGAGCCCCACCCCGGCACCTTACGACTGATGCGTTGAGTGCATAATCTTGCCGACGTTTTATGGCTTCCTCCCGCGATGGGAGGTTAGGCCGCGCGATGCGGCTAAGCGAAAGGGGCAACAATGCCTAAAGAAGTGATCAATTTCGCCCGCGATGAGCGAGGCTCCCGCGGTAAGGGTGTCGAGTCAAGCATCCATTGGGGTGGCCCTACTGGTGCGGATTATGTGCAGTTGGGGTTCGAGTTCGATGTTGAACAGATGACTGGGTATCTCGCCGGAATTGCCACCGGTGGGGCCCCGCAACGGCGGGGGATTTTCTACACTGACCCGCTTGAACGGTCTGAGGTTCAGAAACTTATCCGGGTTACTAAACGCGCCCGTGATGCCGTGTTCGGGGCCGACGAATAGGCGGCCGCTGACGGTCGGCCTTGGTGTAGTGGGAGCGCGGCATTCGCGCTACTAGCTGGCGGCTCCTCTGAGCACACCCACAACGTAGAGTGCGTCGCCGCGTTCCCACTCCCTACGGAGACGTAACAGGGTGAACGGGTCGAGGTTGAACATTTCCCCGACCATCGCCCACACGTCATCCGCCATCTAACAAACATACAACTGAAAACGGTTCTGATCACTCCCACACTAGGAGTAAGCACCATGACCCAGAAGCGCATTTACATAGCCGGTCCGATGACAAATTTGCCTAACTTCAACTTCCCTGAATTCTTCCAGGCCGCGAAGGCCTTGACGATCGGGGGTTGGGATGTTGTCAACCCGGCCCAACATGACCTTGACACAGGTTCGGTGAGTTCGTATTTTGAGGGCGCTGAGGGTGACCTCATGACGTACGCAGCTTCCGAAGATTTTGACCTGACCGCCACGTTGCTGTGGGACCTCAACCAGGTTGCGAAGTGTGATGCCATCTACATGTTGGATGGGTGGGAGAACTCGAAAGGCGCCACCGCCGAAATTGGGTTAGCGAAAGCGTTGGGTAAAGAAATCATCTACCAGAACGCGTCCGTCGATACCTCGTTGGAGTCTGAGACCGAGTATCAGCGAAGAGTTGCGGTGGAGAAGGCCTCCTCCGAGGTGCGCACCACCTCATCCACCGGCGGCATGAAGGGTAAGAAACGCACCCAAGTGTCAGCACTTGACCCGCTCGCGTTGAAGCGTGTAGCTGAGGTTGCCGGGTTCGGTGCGGAAAAGTACGACCGATTGAACTACCTCAAAGGGTTCGACTGGTCTTTGGCTTACGACGCCCTCTTCCGCCACACGTTAGACGCGTTGAACGGTGACGACTACGACGAAGAATCCGGTCTCCTCAACCTCGCACACGCCGTCTGGCAGGGATTGGCGTTGATCTCGTTCCACGAACGCGGACTAGGCAACGACGACCGTTACAACTCATCCGACATCGCCCAACTGCAAACGAAGCAAACGTCATGACCGACGCGAACCTTCTGCTACGTCTCACCGCCGCGTTGAAACTCATCTACCCAGACGAGATCACACCTACCGGTAAACGCATCCTCGAAAAGATCATCGAATCGGAAACCTCCCACCTTAAGTGAGGTAGCACCATGGCCGACAAACTCGCCGCAACATTCGGACCACAATGGGGCGAACTGCAACAGGTACGCGAAATCAACGCCAACTTGCCTTTCGCAGACCCCATCGCACCCGTCATCCAATGGGCGAACACAGACTTCCCGCTAGTCGCCGGACGATGGCTGGTAGCGGAACGATTCTGGTCGAAGCGAACACACCGCGTTCTGCCCAACCCATGGGATGTCCTCTCATGACCGGCGCAACGGCAACCCCGTACAGGCCTGTACCAAAAGAACCAGCAGCAATCACGCCCGAACGCACGCCCACCATCACCAACCTACACAGGTGTGACCAATGCGGCGCACGAGCGTACTTCCGTTTCGTTGAAGACGACTACAGCGAATGGTTGTTCTGCGGCCACCACGGCGCACAACACCGCGACAGGTTCGCACACACCATCGAGTTCGATGAGCGTTGGCAGTTAGACGTGAAACTGGATGCGAGCGCCTAAATGTTGCTCGCAGAACCAGACGTTGACGAACTCACCGACCTAGAAGACGAATTCGCACCCAAATGCGAGCACCACCTCCACGGCAAAGACACTCAACGCCATAACAACAGTGACGCCGAATACGACCTCCTCTACCCGTGCGGATTCACCCAAAAAGTGTGCGCCGGCTGGATTCGCTACATCATCGGCGGCGGTCAAGTGAAATGTGGGCAAGGTGTTACCATCCTCCACGACCGAACCAACTGCATGTGGACACCACTATGAGCGCCAACGTGGACAACCTAGACCGGTGGCAATGTCAAGTGTGCGGGCAAGCGTACGTGGTGCCGTCAATGGCTCGAGACTGCGAAAACAAAGACCGGGAGAAGCGACCATGAGCAAGTACCGCAAGAAGCCCGTTGAGATCGAAGCCGTTGCTTTCGATGGAACCAACCGCGACGTGATCATCAGATGGATCATCGCCGCGGGAGGTGAGGCGCGGCTGGGGAACCTCGACCCACTGTTCCACATCGTCACGCCCGAGGGCCTTATGCGCGTCTCCGTTGGCGACTACGCCATCCAGGGAGTGCAGGGCGAGTTTTACACGTGCAAGCCCGACATCTTCGAAGCAACCTACGACGCCGTTGACTGACCTGACGTTCAAACGGTATTGGCGCATCCTCACATGGAGGTCATGGTTTGGACGCAAACGAACACGTGCATGATCTGCACCAGTTGACAGAAGCAGCAGACCGAATCGAACGGTTGCTAGCACCACGGTTCAAGATCATCGACACCGCAACAGGTAAGCGCGTCACGATCTGCACCTACTCCACCGAGACACAAGCCGCCAACGACATCGACAGTTGGCTCGCCCGCCACCACCGCGGAGGACGACCAGACATCACGCTCGAGATGATTCAACGCATGCGCGTGGCCCCAGAAGATCACGACTACAGCTAACAGAAAGCGCTCAGCCTCACGGTTGAGCGCTGTTCTGTTTAACCCGATAGAACTCGCGGACTAATTACCCGCGATAGAAAGCCCCAACGTCCTGAGCGTTGGGGCTTTCGCATTCCTCAGGAGAACAAACATGTACGCATTGCCCATCCCCGCATTGACTGCCGAGCAGCTCGACCCGATTCGAATCCCGTATAGATAAGTCCGGTGACTGCTGGATGTGGACCGGAGCGCTGGACCATGGCGGGTACGGAAACATCGGCATCACTAAGCGAAACCTACCGAGCACACCGCGTAGCCTACGTGCTCGCGAAGGGCGCGATCCCCGAAGGCCTAGTGCTCGATCATCTGTGCCGCACACCCGCGTGCGTGAACCCGGACCACCTCGAACCCGTCACCAATCACGAGAACATCCTACGCGGCAACCGAGTCATCCACATGTACGAACCAGGTAAAGAGTGTGCCGCGGGCCATGTGCTCACGATCACCGACATCGCCATGTCTAAGGGCAAACCGCGAGGGTGTCTGATCTGTCTCCGCGAACAACGCCGAGATTACATGCGCGAATACATGCGGAAGCGATACCAGGCCAAACGAGAAGAGTGACATGGACGAGCTGGCCCAAATCGGTCTCGTACGCACCACAGGGCTCAGCTCATGTTTAATCCGCATAGTCACCCACTCCGACTTCAACCATGTGATCGTGCGCGTGTCAGAACACAACGTAGTCAGCGCAGAGACAACCGGCGTTGCGATACTGCCCGTCACGCACTTCACCAATGTGGCATGGAGCGACTTCCCACTAACCGACCGCCAACAGGCCAAGATCATTGCCTACGCGCTCGCAGAAGTCGGAGTCCCATACGGTGTCCTCACCTACCTCTGGATCGGCGTATCACGCCTCACCAGATGGGCAACACCCCGTTGGCTCGAACGTATCATCAGCGACCAACACACCATGATCTGCAGCCAGCTCGCAGACAGCGCATACCAACACGCCGGCGTACACCTGTTCCGGGATCACAGACCACCAGGTGCTGTCGTACCCGGTGACATCGGGCAAGTGTTCTACGACTTCAACTGGGTCGACAAGCCATGACTCACGGTCGAACCGGTCGCCCCTGGGAACGCCTCAAGAAACAAATCAAAGCCAACGCAACCAACTGCTGGCGCTGCGGCAAATGGCTAGACCCCACACTCACATGGCCGCACCCACACTCAGTGACCATCGGCCACATCATCGCACTCGAAGACGGCGGACCAGCAGAAGACCCCGCCAACCTCGCACCCGAATGCCCCGCCTGCAACATGGGCGACGGAGCACGCCGCACCAACGCCAAACGCAAGGGAGCCACACCACCACACAGGTGGCATGACCCCAACTGGTAGGAGGCAACGATGCCCCGTCGCAAAGACATGCCATGCTCCCAGTGCGGTGAACTCATGTGGCGTGGCTCCACCTCGCTACCCGCAGGTCAAGCTAGATGCCACCCGTGCAGACGAGCGCGACCCACCGTACGCGAGCTGCACACCATGACATGCGCACACTGCGACAAACAGTTCAAGCGTGTACGCACGGGCTACAAGTACTGCAGTCTCACCTGCTTCGCACGTGCTGACGGTGCACGCCGCATGATCCGTGCGGCAGACGACAACCGTGTGGTGCGCGGGCACCGCGAGCGTGACGCACCAGGCATGAGCAACAAGGCGAGAGCGCGCATGCTCAATCGGTGGAAGACACAACACACAACGTGTACGTACTGCGATCAACCGGCAGACACCATCGACCACGTGATCCCACTGGTACGAGGCGGCACCAACCATGAGGGCAACCTCACACCGGCATGCAGGCGATGCAACTCAAGCAAGGGCGGCCTAACGATCATCGAATGGCAAACAGGTCGACGCCTCGCACGCATGCAGTCCGCCCAAATTTTTTTAGGGTGAGCACGACGGTAGACCGCGGCATTTTCCGCTTTTCCTACCCCTGATTATTCGTTGGTCTGACATTCGCTGGTGGTGATCCTGATGGCGTTGAAGCCGTGTGGAACGTACGCCGCTTACAGGCGTCACCTTCGTAACGATGAGCCGGTTGATGATGCCTGTGCTGCTGCCGCAAGGGAGCAGAAGCAGGCACGTTCTGATGCTGGTCGCGACGCGTCTGCAGCGGTTGTGGCTTTGGCCGTTCTGGACGAACCAACTCCCGAGATTGTGGATGAACTGGGTGACGCGCTTGAGAACTTGCGCATAGTGGTGGCTGCCATGCGAGAAGCGCCGGCAAACTCGATTGCCGGTTTGTCGAAACGCCGCGAGGAATTGGCCGGCAGGGTGGCGCGACTGCAGGGAGCGAACAAGCCCAAGGAGAGCACTCTTGACCAGCTCGCCAAACGTCGTGCGCAAAGGCTCGCAGAAGCCGCGAATTGAGTCGTATCCGCTATTCCACACCACTGCTGGTGATGATGCGATCGACCTGGCTGCTGTGGCTGGTCTGGTTATGGACCCGTGGCAGGAGCACATCTTGCGGGCATCCCTCGGGGAGCGGCGTGACGGCAAGTGGGCGGCGTTTCGTGCGTGCGTGGTAGTGCCGCGGCAGAACGGGAAGAACGCACTCCTAGAGGCGCGTGAGCTGGCGGGGATGTTCCTCTTCAACGAGAAGCTGATCTTCCATACGGCCCATGAGTTCAAGACCACCAAGGAGTCGATGCGCTCTTTGATGCAGCGCATCAAGGATGCACCCGAATTGCTCGAGCAGGTCGCCGGTTTCGATGAGGGCGAGCCCGACAAGGACCTTCGCGGGATGAAAACGGGCAATTCTGACCCGTCTATCACGTTGAAAAACGGCAACCGGCTGGTTTACGCGGCTCGTTCTAAGGGGTCCGGGCGTGGGTTCACGGGTGATTTGGTCGTATTGGATGAGGCTTACGCCCTGAAAATCGAGGAAATCGCGGCGTTGGTGCCGACGATGGCAGCGAAATCGCTTGATGGCAACCCGCAGATTTGGTTCACTTCGTCGGCGGGAATGCCCGATTCGGACCTTTTGGCTTCGTATCGGAAGCAGGGAATCGACAAATCGTCGGACCGTCTCGCCTATTTTGAGTGGTCTGCGGACGAGGACGCGGCTTCAGATGATCGGAGGGCTTGGTATCGGGCGAATCCTGGTCTGGGTTACCGGATCAGTGAAGAGTTCATCCAAGACGAGTTGGACACGTTCGTTCTCGAGGACGGCGACGATAAGCAGTTCCGCCGCGAGCGTCTCGGGATCTGGGAGAAGCTGGGTGGGGAGTCCATCTTCCCAACTGGGGTGTGGGCCAAGCAGGCCGCACCCGACGCCGCGATTGTTCGTGACCCGATCATCGCAGTTGACATGCGTACGGGCCTGAAGCAGTGCTTCGTGGTCGCTGCGGCCGGCGCTGATGCTGATGGCGCGGGTCTGGTGCACATTGTGCATTACGAAACGGGTATCAACGCTGAGTGGTCCGAGGATTACGTAGTCGATGAGACGTGCAAAATCCTCGATAAGCGCGGTATCGGCAGTGTGGCGGTTGACAATCTTGCTGAAAACGAGCTGCTGATCCGAAAGTTTGAGGACCGTGGCGTCCGGGTGGTGAAGCTGAACACTCGAGACATGGCCAACGGTGCCGTTTCCATCACTGATGCGCTGGTGAATAGGCGCGTACACCACACAAACAACGAGCACTTGAATGCCGCTGTGGCCGGCGCGGTGAAGCGGACCTACGGGCAAGAGGGACTTTACCTGTGGTCGCAGCCCAAATCGACGGTCGATATCACGGCACTTCGTGCTGCGACTGAGGCGTGGTGGGTCTACCAGTCGATTGGCGATTATGACGTGGACGATTCGTTCTATTAGGAGGCGGTATGCGTGAGGTCGTGACGACCGTGCTTGAGCTCGCGGGTATTGGCTTGATTGTGGCTGGTGTTGCGTTCATTTTCTGGCCGGCTGCGTTCATTGCGGGCGGTTTTGGGTTGGTTTTGGTGTCTCGGGGGATCGCTAAATGAGTCTCCTGTTTCGTAAGGCTGATGGTTCCGAGGAGCGCAGCATTTCGTTCCAAGATGTGTGGGGTTCGGGTGGCGATCAGCCGCTTCGTGCTGGTTCTGTGCAGGCGGCGTTGCGTCTTGGTCCGGTTTATGCGGCCACGTCATTGATTGCTGACCAGCTCGCGACTGCCCCTTGGTCTGTGTTCTCGAAGTCCTCTGGTGTGCCGAAGAAGCTTGAGGTTCAGCCGCGGCTGGTCACGGACCCAGGGAATGATGACCTTGATCTGTACTCGTGGAAGTTTCAAGCGGCGGCTTCGGTGCTTTTGCAGGGCAATGCGTACGGTTACATACTCACCCGGGACCGCCTGCAAACTCCGGCGACTGTTGTTTGGTTAAAACCGGATGAAGTTGAGATTGATGAGACCAATGGTCCGGCCCGGTTCTATTGGAATGGGCGCCTGATTCCGCGCGAGAACCTGTTGCACATCCCCGGGTACGTGCTTCCGGGGTCGGTGAAGGGCCTTAGTCCTATCGGTTTGTTCCGTGCGCAGATTGAGACAGGCATGGAGGCGCAGGCTTTTGGGAAGAAGTTCTTCCGGAGGGGCACGGTTCCGTCTGGCTTTTTGAAAAACATAGCGAAGACGATCACTGCTGAGCAGGCGCAGACTGCTAAGTCGCGTTTCGTGGCGTCGGTGTCGTCCGCTGAACCGTTTGTTTCTGGTAATGACTGGGATTACACGGCTATTACCCTTCCGGCTGGGGATGCGTCGTTCTTGACTGGTATCAAGGCGACCGCGAACCAGATAGCGGCTGTTTACCGTGTTGCTCCTGAGGATGTTGGCGGTGAGGCGAACGGTACGGCGTTGACGTATAAGAACTTGGAGCAGGATCAGATCAAGTTCGCCGTGCGCACGTTGCAGCCGTGGTCGACCAGGTTCGAGTCGGTGTTCAACCGCCATTTTGTGGCCGGTCAGTACCTTAAATTCAACCTTGATGCTGCGGCACGGTCTGATTTGCAGACGCGTTACACGGCGCATCAGATCGCTATTGGTGCCGGTTTCGAGACGATCGATGAGGCGCGTGCGCTTGAAGAGCGGGAACCGCTCACGCCTGAACAGTTGGCTTTGTACCAGACAGTCAGCAGACCGATCAAACCTGCTGTTCCGAGCTAGGAGACATAATGCTTGATTTAGAGCGCCGGCACATCGCGAAGCCGGTCGAGTACCGGGCGGCCGGCAGCGGACCCGGTGTGTTGTTCGGGTATGCCGCATCGTTCAACAAGTACTCACAGAACTTGGGTGGTTTCGTTGAGCAGGTTGCCCCTGGCGCTTTCGCCAAGTCGCTGGGAGACAACTTGGCGGTGTTGTGTCGGTATAACCATGATGACAACTATCTGCTCGGCACTACCGAGGCGCAGACGTTGCGTTTGGTGCCCGACGATATTGGTCTTGGTTATGAGGTTGACCTTCCCGACACGTCGAGCGGCAAGGATGTTTCCGTTCTTGCTAAGCGCGGTGATGTCCGTTATTCGTCTTTTGCGTTCTACACGCTGGAGGACGAGTGGTCGGTTACCGAGCAGGGCTTTCCTCTGCGCACGCTTCTTTCAGTTCAGCTTGTGGATGTGGCCCCGGTGAATAGTCCGGCCTACCTCGATTCGACCGCCGGTATGCGGTCTCTTGCGGATCGGCTTGATGTCGATGTTGAGAAGGTTTCACATGCGTCGACTGCTGAACTTCGCTCGCTGATCTTGGGCGAGCCTATTGAACTGCCCGCCGAGAAGCGGGGAGAGCACCATCCGGATGGCGGGCAGGGCGACACCCACCCGACCATTTCGCTGTTGCAACGGCAGCATGAGCTGCTGAAACAGAAGTAAACCGTGAGCAGGTAGACGACCACTCGCAAATCCCCCATTTCACTCAAGCCCTGGCTAGTCAGCCGGGGCTTTTTGCATTCCTAGAGAGGAATCATCGCGATGAGCGATATTGCAAAGCGTCTGCTTGAAGAGCGGGCGAACACATGGGAGCAGGCCAAGGCACTCCTTGACCACGCTGCCGAAGAGAAGCGCGACCTTACCGCAGAGGAGGAGGTTTCTTATCAGAAGATGACGAGCGATCTCGAAACGCTGCGCGCTAAGGCTGATAAGTACATTGAGGACGAGCGCAACGCTAAGGCGTCTGAGGAGTCGCTTCGTTCGCTGATCGCTCAGCGTCCGGAGCGTTCGGATAAGCCCGAGGGTGACGACGAGCTGCGTAAGTTCTTCGCTGGTGAAGCGAAGTTCTACGACGCGAAACCGTTTGCGTCTGAGGTTCGTGACCTTTCGAAGGGCACCGCGACGGCCGGTGGTAACACTGTGCCCACGTCGATGTACTCGAAGATTTGGGAGCACCTGCGCGAGAACGCTACGCTGCTTTCGGGTGGCGCAACGGTTCTCAACACGTCATCTGGCGAGAACATTGATGTGCCGATCACGACTTCGTTTGGTGCGGCTGCGGCGGTTGCTGAGGCCGCTGCGCTTGCCGAGTCGGACCCGGCGTTCGGTAAGCGGACTCTTGGTGCGTACAAGTTCGGTCAGCTTGTCCAGATTTCTTCGGAGCTTGTTCAGGACGGCGCGTTCGACCTTGAGGGTTTCCTCGCCCGGGTTGTCGGACAGAACGTGGGTAACGCTTTCGGTGCGAAGCTGATCACTGGTGCGGGTTCGACTGAGCCGACTGGTATCACCGTTTCGTCGACCCTTGGTGTTACTGGTGCTACGTCGGTTGCTGGCGTTCCGACGCTGGACAACCTGATCGACCTGTACTACTCGGTCATTGCCCCGTACCGCAACAAGTCGGCTGCTCAGTGGCTTATGAAGGACTCGACGGCTGCGGTTATTCGCAAGTTCCGTGAGGGTTCTGGTACTGGTGCGTACCTGTGGCAGCCGTCGATCGTTGCTGGGCAGCCTGACTTGCTTCTGTCGAAGCCGGTTCTGACTGACCCGAACGTTGCCGCGACCGCCATTGGTGCGAAGTCGGTTCTGTTCGGTGACCTGTCGTCGTACGCGGTTCGCATTGTTGCGGGTATCCGCTTCGAGCGTTCCGACGACTACTCGTTCAACACCGACCAGACCACGTTCCGCGCGATTATCCGCGGTGATGGTCTGCTGATCGACCAGACCGGTGCAGTGAAGCACTTCATCGGTGGCGCGAGCTGATCTAGTTCGTTCCGTTGGGGCGGGTTCCATAAGAGCCCGCCCCCCCCATATTTCCTGAGGAGGATTCACCGTGAAGGTTCAGATGACCGCAGTTATCAGTGGCACCCGCGATGGCGCCGACTGGCCCGGTTTAGGCGGTGTTGTCGATGTTCCAAACATTGAGGGTGCTGAACTAATCGCTAATGGTTTTGCCCGTGCGGTTGAACAGACGACCAAGCCGATTGTTGAGAAGGCAGTCGCGCCGAAGCCTGAAACTCGTAAGGGTCTGACGAAAGCTTCGATGCGCTGATGACTGATATCGCGGGTGGTTTGATCACGCTTGAGTATGCTTCTACGGGGTTGCAGTACAAGGATGTTGGTGCTGGCAAGTACGTAGATCGTGACGCTGACGTGACCACTTATGTCAAGGCCGCGACGCCCGTGATCGAAGATATTGTTGGTTCGGTTTTGCCCGTATCGAAGACGCGCACTTTTGACGGTGGCGGTTCGGTGATCATCTTGAATGATCGGGTTCAGTCGATTACTTCTGTCACCGAGTCGGGTGTCACCTCGGCCGGTTTCACCCTTGACCCGATTGCCGGGTTGCTCTATGCCGGCACATCATCCGTGAGCCGCACTTTCACCCCCGGCGTGTTCAACGTCGTTGTTACGTACCTGGCGGGCATGGCGTCCGTCCCGCAGACGTTGCAGCTCGCGGCGCGAGAGTTGGTGCGCTTCTGGGTGCAGCAGGGGATGCAGTCTCAGGCTCCACAGTTCGGCGATGGTGTCGAGTCGATGTCTTACACGCCGCAGGGTTTTGCCGTGCCTAAGCGTGTGATGGAGTTGTGCGCCCCCTATCAGGCGATTGGCGGGTTCGCGTGACTAGTACCTCTACTGTTGCGGCAGCCTTTAAGGACTCGTTCTATCAGGTGGCCGTGGACATGTTCCATGATGACCCCCAGGTTCTTGTTTCGTATGGTCATCCCGGTACTCAGAACAACGACGACCTGATTTGTTTCCTCAACGTTTCTACAACGCAGGACATTGCGAATTTATCTGCGACGAACCGGTCGCGTGAAGAGTCGTTGACGTTGGATATCTATATTCGGTCGATGCGTGCCGGCGAACTCGACAACGATCGGGTCCCAACTGAGCGAGTGTACGAGTTGTTGGGGATGCTCGAAAACTATGTACGCACCACCGACACCACTCTTGGCGGCGTGGTCCGGCAGTGCTTCCTCACGGGAAGCGAATCTGAAGGCCTAACGGACCGCAGCCTGTTGGCGAAGGGTCGCCAAATCGATTGTGTTGCCCGTTTCACCGCGCTTGCGCGTATCACGAATTAGGAGCCCCATGAAGATCAAAAATGTGTCGCCGCTGGGCGATCTTGACCTTCCGTTGATCGGCCGCGTGGTCGCGCACGGCGAGGTTTTCGAAGTGTCCGATGGAGAGGCAGAGTCACTTGTTGGTCAGCCAACGAACTGGCAGCAGGTTATTGAGAAGGGTGCGAGCAAGTGACTACACAGCAGGACGCGTCGGTTGGTATTAAGAAGGAAGCTTCGTTCGGTACCGCCGTTACTCCGGATCATTTCCCCGAGTTTACGTCTGAGGATTTCGACTGGAATCCGACGTTCACTAAGACCGCCGGCATGCGCGTAGGCCGCGTCGTCGGTGCCGCCGATCGTCGCGTCCTGACGAAGGTAGAGCCGTCTGGTTCGCTCGAACTTGAGGCTTACACCAAGGGTATGGGCATCCTTTTTGAAGCAGCCCTCGGTTCGGGCACATCGACACTGATCACTGGTACTTCGTATCAGCAGTTGTTCACCCCGACGACGACCGATTACCTGCCGTCATACACGGTGCAGGTCGGCGTTCCACCGCTTGGTGGCGGTGCGGCGTCTGCCCAAACATATGACGGGATGGTGTGTTCGGGCTTCGAGCTGACTGCCGGTAACACGGCTATTCCGTCGCTTAAGTTCAATTTCGTTGGCCAGTCGGTCACCACGGCTACCGCCTACACGTCTCCGTCTTACCCGGCGACGATGGAGCCCTTCTCGTTTGTGGGCGGTTCAATCCGCGTGGGCGGTTCGGTCACCGTTCCGACGACTACCGCGTTGGCGACTGGTGGAACTTCTGCCGGCAACGTGCAAGAGGTTCAGTTCACGTGGAGCAATGAGCTTGACGGGAATGGGTGGAACCTGGGGTCGTCGGGCGAGCGGACCCGTAAGCCTGCCCTTGGTGAGCGTGCCGGTTCGGGGACTCTGACCGTTGAGTATGACTCGGACATTCTTCGGGACGCTTACAAGAATCAGACCGACCTTGCTTTGGTTCTCACGTTCGCCACGACGACTGCGATTTCGGGTGCGAACTTCCCGACGCTTCAGTTCACCATTCCGAATATTCGCCTTGATGGGGAAATGCCGAAGCCGAACGGTGGAGACGTTATCACCCAGACTATTCCGTTCACGGTTTTGGATAACCGCGTTGCTGCGTCTGCGTTGTATGTCGCGATTGTGACTGCTGAAACGGCGATCTGATGGCCGCTGGTGGTTCGGGCGGGTTTGATGTTGTAATCGACCCGTCTGAGTGGTTTCGTTTCGCGAACACGGTAAAGGCGTTCGACCCCGCGTTGATGCGGTCGCTGCGGAAGCGCATGCGCGGTATCGGTGTCGAGGCGGTCGCCCAGGTGCGGGAGACGCTGGCACTGCCGTCCCCATCCGGTGGCCCCGGTGGCACTGGTGGTCGGGCGGCGCTTAACCTGGATCCGCCGATGGTGCGGGGTGTTGAGCTGGCGTCGTAGAGACGAAATGCCCCTCTGATCGGGGAGAATAGTGATTGTCAAGGTCACTTGTTCTGTCGATCGGAGAGGCATCTCGTAGATGCA